GATAACCCCATTTTATAAACATCTAGATATATAGCGTCAAAATGACTAGAGGCCGATCTAGCTAGGCCTTGATGTTTAGAAGTAGAATTACTATAGCTAGCTGTATTATGAATGACAGTATTTCCTACAATCTGAGCTATAACAGTATAATAGCTATAAAGCTTGCCATGCTGACATGACATTGAATTAGCGGATTTTTCAATACTAGAATCCGGATCATTAGCCCATATATGAGCTAGTTCTCTATTGCTTGAATATTTTCTTTTCATGGTTTCCCCCTTAATTGATATATAACATGAATTACTATGAACCCATGTAATGATAATTAGATCAAAGATTCAATATGATGTCAAGATTATTTATTAAGATAATAAAAAGTTAAAAGGCCGGTAATATTGCCTCATTTTTAACCTATCCCGAAGGGAAACAGCATAGAGGCATCTACAATCTATATAGTAATAAGATCAATTATTGCCTATACCTTAGCCTTAGACAGTATGAGATCGTGTCTTAAAATCGATTTGTGTAAGCCTATATCTTGCCTTTTTCCCTAATTTATGCCATTATCTCTTTTTTATCCATTATGTTCTCATTCTATGGCCTTAACACGTAAAGATATAAAAGAAGGATTGAAATCTATGCCTATCATTGAAACCATAGCTAAAGAGGCTAACCTAACCGCTAAACAGAAGGCCTTTGCTGAGAATCTAGCCCACGGTGAAACTAAGGCCGGTGCATATAGAAAAGCCTATAATAGCAAAGGAAAGCCATCTACCCAATCCATAGAAGGCCAAAGGCTAGCACGTAACCCTATAATTTCCCATCATGTAGAGGCCATAAAGGTAGCGATAGAGGCTCAGAAATACCTTTTTCCCGCTCATTTGAAGGCCTTAGTACAGAATAGGTTAGTAGAAAAGAGTCTAGACCCAGATGTTCCCCACGCTGTACAAGTAAAAGCCTTAGAGATCATAAGTAAATGGCATGCATTAGGCCTACATGATCCCGAACCTACAGCCATAAAAGATATTAATAGCCATGAAGTAAAAGATAGATTGGTTAAAGCCTTAACATCAGCCCTAAATAATAATAAAGGGAAAGGTACTGAAAAGAATGTTAATGATCTATTGAATGAGATAACCGGAAAGATATCCAATCAGCCCGAACCTATAACAATAGACCATAATCCCTATGAAGATGATCAATCAGAAAATCCGGATGACCCAATTCTACAGAATACCGTAGCAAATAGCCAAAATCCGGAAACCGAGACCCCCACTGAGGCCGACCCCCCTTTTTTGAATGAAACAGGTGAGACAGATATCCATACTATTTCACACAAACGACAATCAATTCCTAACGAAGTACCCACCCTTGATGTTCCAGATGAAGAGGGGGAGGGGGTATCTGAAATTTTGAAAACTGAATTGGGTATCAATATAGAGAACATACCCCTTGATGATTTGGATCAAAGATAGGCGGGGGGTATATTTTGACTCCAAAACAAAAAGACATATATTTAATCATAGATGAGTTCTGGAAGAACTTTGGCTATGGTCCTTCTATAGAGGACATTATGAGGATTACAGGTGAAAAGAGTAAAGGTAACATATCTCGTAAGATGAGAGCTTTGGTGACCTTAGGTCTTTGTAAAGGTATTAAGGGTAAGGCTAGGTCTATACGTCCTTCCTATATAAGAGGTAAGGATATTGTATAAGCTGGACCGCTCTGCTATATACCTGCGTTGGTTAATGAAGCCGACAAGTAGGAGAATATACATAAACCGCAAAGGTATATTTAACAAGCCTATGAAAGTAATGCAAGATAATAAGTACTGGACAGCTAAGTATAATAGGCTTCAAGCTAGGTTTAGCCGATGGAGATAGAAAAACTTGTTGAGACTTTAACACCTGAACAGCAATTAGCTTTACTGGAGAATGTTAAAGAGTATGAGAATGCTATTACGAGAGAACAAGGTCAAAATGACTTTTTATCTTTTGTGCATACGATGTGGCCAGTGTTTGTGGATGGTAGACATCATGCAGTCATGGCTAAAAAATTTGAGGAGATAGCAAGTGGAAAAACTAAGCGTCTTATTATTAACATGCCTCCTCGTCATACTAAGTCTGAGTTTGCATCTTATCTACTTCCTGCTTGGTACTTAGGAAAGTTTCCAGACAAGAAGATTATTCAGTGTTCAAACACAGCTGAACTAGCAGTTGGCTTTGGACGTAAAGTTCGTAACCTAGTGGACTCGGAGACTTATGCTCGTATATTTCCAAATGTTGCTTTACGCAGTGATTCAAAAGCTGCTGGACGTTGGTCGACTAATGCTAACGGTGAGTATTTTGCTATTGGTGTTGGTGGTACTGTTACTGGTAAAGGTGCTGACCTCCTTATTATTGACGATCCTCACTCTGAGCAAGAAGCTGCTTTAGCTTCAGGTGATCCTACTGTTTTTGACAAAGTATACGAATGGTATACCTCTGGTCCACGTCAGCGTCTTCAACCAGGAGGATCCATTGTTGTAGTGATGACCCGCTGGTCTAAGCGAGACTTAACCGGCAAGATCCTGCAAGCTATGGTGGACCGAGACGGGGATGAATGGGAAATCATTGAACTCCCAGCTATCTTACCAAGCGAAAAACCTTTGTGGCCAGAGTTTTGGTCTTATGAAGAACTAGCTAAGTTAAGAGTTGAATTACCATTAAGTAAGTGGCAGGCACAGTATCAACAAGACCCTACATCTGAAGAAGGTGCACTTATTAAACGGGAATGGTGGAATGTATGGGAGAAAGAAATTCCTCCTCCTTGTGATTTTATTATACAAAGCTGGGATACTGCTTTTACAAAGTCAGAGCGTTCTGACTATAGTGCTTGCACAACTTGGGGTGTTTTCTTTAAGGATGAGAATCCAAACGACCCTAATATTATTTTGCTTGATGCTTTAAAGGAACGTATGGAGTTTCCAGAGCTAAAAGGTAGAGCGATGGATATGTATAACGAATGGAATCCAGATGCGTTTATCGTGGAAGCAAAAGCCTCTGGTGCACCTTTGATCTTTGAATTAAGACGCATGGGTATACCTGTACAAGAATTTACACCGACCAGAGGTAATGACAAGATCAGTCGTGTGAATTCAGTGACTGACTTATTTGCATCAGGAAAGGTGTGGGCACCTCGTAAAAGGTGGGCGGAGGAAGTGATAGAAGAGTTAGCAGCTTTTCCAAACTCAGACCATGATGACTTGGTCGACTCAACGACCCAAGCCTTATTAAGATTTAGACGTGGTGGCTTTATACCGTTACCAAGTGATGAACCCGATGAACCTAGAGAATTTAGAAGGAGAGTAGCTTATTATTAAGAATCGTGTTTGGTGGGTTGAAAGGGCCATCTCAAATGAGATGTGTGATCTTATTGTTAAAGAAACAGATTGGAAACAATCTACAGAAGGTAGCTTCTATAGAGAAGAAAGCCCTATATTAGATCATAAAAAACGCAAAACAATTGTTGGATTTGTTGACCCTTTGCAGCCAGTTGGATGTATAATGCAAAGTTATATAAGTTTAGCCAATGTTCACTCAAACTGGAACTATGCTACATCTTATATGGAACCAGTCCAAATTGGACGTTACGACAAAGGTAGTCACTATGATTGGCATTGTGATTCCTTTAATCCCGATGAGTTTGGTAATCAACGCAAACTCTCCTCAGTACTATTTCTGTCAAACCCAGAAGATTATGAAGGCGGCACATTAGAAATTAAGGAACTGGATAATCCTCTTCCTAGACTTCCTAAGGGAAGTATTGTTGTTTTTCCATCGGTGTTACCACATCGAGTTACCCCCGTTACCTCAGGGATGAGATATACAGCGGTAGCTTGGGCTATGGGACCCGCATTTAGATAAGGATAATTATGGCTATAGATAAAGCAATATACGCAGCACCACAAGGTCTAGCAGGAATAGACGCAGCTCAACCAGATATGGAAATTGAAATTGAAAATCCAGAATCATTAGACATTCATACTCCAGGTATGGATATGCATATGGAAAAAGCCGAAGAAGATGATTTCAGCGAGAACCTTGCAGAACATATGTCAGAAGGCCAACTACAACAAATTGGCGGAGATCTTATTGGCGACTTTCAATCTGACATCGATTCAAGAAAAGACTGGATTCAAACCTATGTAGATGGTTTAGAACTTCTTGGTCTTAAGATTGAAGAGCGTAACGAACCATGGGAAGGTGCATGTGGTGTATTTCACCCAGTACTTTCAGAAGCNGTNGTTAAGTTCCAGTCAGAAACCATCATGGATACTTTCCCTGCATCTGGTCCTGTTAAAGGTGAGATAGTAGGTAAAGAAACACCAGAAAAGAAAAAAGCAAT